CCATGGGCCAGATCCGCACCACTCGAGCGATCCTCCCATGTGATCATGTTTTGGGCCCCAGGGCGCCGGTCCGCAGCAGCCCACCAAAAAAAATTCGTGGGTTGCTGCGACCATGGCCCGCCGCGCTGATGGCCCCCGGGAGATCCACTTGCAGCTCAAAACCTTCTACAATTTTTTTATGGATCCGGATTAAAACATTATACAGGCCTTGGGTCCAAATATTGATCAAATTTACCCCTTGCATTTGTGGTACAATCGTGCTACAATAAAAGAGATCAACCAACAGCCCCCAGGACCCTAACCGGTCCAGAAAGAGAGATCCCATGCAATTAATGACTAAGGCCCTATCCGCAAAATTTCCTCGCATATATGCGCAGGAAGACGTAGACGATCCGATCGTATACGCTGTATTTTTTAATCCTGTCCGCAGACAATATTGGTTCGCCACCGAATTTGACCCCATTGATCGAATTTTCTTTGGTTATACTTCGCTTCACCAAGATTTTTGTGATGAATTTGGTTATTTTTCTCTGGCCGATCTTGAGTCTGCTAAGGTTCCAGTTTCCGTTAGTTTCGGTTCCCGTGTGATCAGGTCAGAATTGCCCATCGAGCGTGATTATTATTTCACCCCGAAACCACTCTCTGAAGCTTGCGCCGAGCGTGGCATCACTACTTTCAGCCCGTAAACCCACAGCGCCCAGCCGGTGGCCTTGTAACCGGCAGGAAGAGGTCACAATGTCAGTTTCTTCTGATCATGTTTTAGCCAGTAATCCCACCGTCACTATGTTTAAATCCTCCGCTCACAGCCGTTATTACTGCGCTTACCATATCATATTTATCCCCAAGTATAGGCGCCAGGTCCTGTACAAAAAGCTCAAAAGTACCTTGGTTAACATTTTCGTTGACTTGTGCAAGCGCCAAGATGTTGAGATCATTGAAGGTTCCATAATGCCCGATCATGTCCACATGCTGGTTATGATCCCTCCGAAGGTGTCGGTTTCCAGTTTCATGGGGACCCTAAAAGGGAAGAGCGCTTCGCTGCTATACACCCGCTATCCTGAATTTTTTGTTGCAGGCCAGCCCAGGAATTTTTGGGCTAGAGGTTATTTTGTTAGCACTGTTGGGGTCGATGATGATGTCGTTCAGAATTATATCCGCAACCAATATCAGGAAGATAAAGTTTCAGATCCAGTTTAATCTAGTGTGCCCAGCCGGTGGCCTTGTAACCGGCAGAAAGAGGTCACAATGTTTACAATTTCGTTCGCTTATGCAGGTACCATCGGGCAGCTCGAGACAGCTCACGCCCTCGAAGGTTATCAGCTCATCACTGACAGCCAGGATGTAATCGCAATCTTGGAGGATCTCGGTTTTCCTCCCGATTATTATGAAACCCGCACTGTCAGCTTATATGTTTTAGTAGGTGATGGCGATTATATCGACCCCATTTATATGTTTTTTGGGACCGTGCCATATCTCACCCATTATTTATATGAGGTCCATATCCAGATCACTCTGGCCAATGGCCAAACAGACACCCTACACGGTGGAGAGGATTATTTATTATGAAAGAAGAATATATTTCGGTTCGCATCGATACCAGGCTGAGAATTTTTTTAGATGATTTGGTCTCTCGCAATTTCGGCAGCATCTCGGATATCGTCCGTAAGGCCATCGAGGAATATTATATTTCCAAGGATGGTAAATTTCTCCCTAGCGCTGAAGAGCTCAAAAAATTCAAAGAATGGTTCGACGAACAAAATAAAAATTAATATTTTTGGCCATGGTGCCCAGGTTGTACAACTTGGGCACCATGGTTATACAATTGTACAACAAACGTTATACAAACATTGTACAGCCTTGCAAAATTCGCGACGGCTCCGCTACGCTCCGCCGTGGCCTTCGCTCCGCTCGGCCAATAAAACAGGCCTTTAACCCACCATGGGACCCATTTGCCCCAGTTGCATTTACCCCCCCTTATTCGTTTCTTATTCGTTTCTTTTCTTGTATAATCCTTTTATGAGGTGATTTTTATGTCTCGTAAACGTGGTGGCCAACCTGGTAATATTAATGCTCTTAAACATGGTTTCTACTCTTCTCATTTTACTGAAGCAGAGGCCGAAGACATCGCTGCTGTATCACCTGGTCTTCAAGATGAGATCTCCCTGCTTCGCGTTATTATTCGCCGCCTTTCGGATATTTTCCTCACTGATCCCGATTTGTCCCCGTCAGAACAACTTACTTATCTTGACTTACTCTCAAAAGCTCTTAATCGTTTATCCGTTCTCATGCGTGTAAACGATCTGTTGTCTGGTTCAGAAGACAGCAAGATTTTATCTTCTATCAAAGAAGCCGTGTTCGATTTTTCTAAACGCATCACAGAGGATTAAATTATGGCCGCATCAAAAACAAACTCACAAATTTACAGTAAATTGGATGATATTGAGGATCTAGCTAAAGATGGTTTTTCCAGTAATCAAGCCGCTCTGGATGTTATACATCTGCGCCTTGATAAAATTGATAAATGTATAGATGATCATGAATTGCGTATCAGGACAGCCACAGAAGGCGTCACTCAATTTAAGTTTTTTAGTGGTGGATCTGGTTTGTTGTCCTTAGTTGCTTTTATATCTCATTTCTTTACATCAAAATGAATGACATCAAAGAAGATGTATCATTTCTTCTTTCTGATTTTTCTACTTTTTGTGAATACTGTTCAGGTATAACTCTCCGCAGCTATCAGCGAGCGCCAGCTGAAAATATATTGCACTCTATTTATAATAATCTTGGCTATAGCTTTGTGATCATCCTGCCCAGGCAATCAGGTAAAAATGAATTTCAAGCGCAATTTATTTCTTATTTATTGCTTCTCTTCTCTTCTTCTCGGGCAGAGATCGTTTCCATATCTCCGACCTGGCGCCCTCAGTGTTATAACGCTATGGCCCGCCTTGATCATGTTTTATCTACTAATTTCCTTACATCTAAATTCTATTCTAAATCTAGGGGCCATATCTTTCATTTAGGTATGGCTAAAGTTTATTTTCTTTCTGGATCCCCTACATCTAGTGTTGTTGGTTTAACTGCTTCTACCCTTCTATCTGTGGATGAAGCCCAAGATATCGAAATTATTAAATACGATAAAGAGATCGCTCCTATGGCTGCAAGCACTAATGCCACCAGGCTATTCTTCGGGACAGCTTGGACCGATACAACTCTTCTAGCTCGGGAGTATAAACATGCAAAAGAACAACAACAACATGATAATTTTCAAAGGGTGTGGCGCCTTACTGCTGATGTGGTTGGTGCTGAGGTTCCAACTTATAAATCATTTGTTCAACATCAAGTTAAGAAGTTAGGTCGCAATCATCCCATGGTTAGAACTCAGTATTTTTCTGAAGATATCAGCGCCGATGGTGGTCTTTTCCCATTTGATCGCATTGCTCTGATGTATGGTTCCCATCCTGCTTTGATCAAACCTGATAAACGAAGAAAGTATATTATCTCTTTAGACTTTGCTGGTGAAGATGAAAATCCATTGACAGATCTCACTGAATATTCTATCCGCAGGGATAGCACTGCCCTCACCATCGCTGCAGTAAACAAAGAAAATAAAACTTACTCTTATTCTGTTGTTTTTCGTAAAGCTTGGGTCGGCATCAAGCATCATAAATTATTCGATCAATTAGTTTCCATTATTTCTCTTTGGTCACCTGGTCTAATTATCTGCGATTCTACCGGTGTTGGCGCTGGGATCTCTAGTTTCCTTTCTAATAGGTTTCCTAATAAAGTTTTACCATTTATCTTTTCTTCTAAAAGTAAAAGTGATCTGGGCTGGCGATTTTTATCTGTGGTGGATGCTGGATTATATCAGGATTATTCTACAGATATAACTTATCTTTCCGATCTTCAATCTGTATTCTTTAATCAGTTGAAATATTGTACTTATGAGATCATTCCTGGGCCATCTAAAACCCTTCGATGGTCGGTTCCTGATGGTACTAAAGACCTAGAGACTGATCAATTCATACATGATGATTTTATAATTTCTGCAGCGATGCTTACTCTCTGTGAAGACCATGATATTATTATGCAAAGCGATACCCTCGTGGTACCTGCATCCGATCCCTTAGATAATATGCGCTCATTTTAGGAGACAATACTATGGATAATTCTGAACTTGCTTTTGGAATAGATCTCTCCCGATGGAACACATCTGCAGATGGCAAAAAGAAAGTTGACTTTGATGTTATAGCTGCCCATCCAGATCCAATTGTTTCCTTCATTGCCATGAGATCAGGCGTCTCTTGGGGATATCAAGACCCATGGTTTTCTTATTATTTTGCTGAGGCCCTCCGTATCAAGCGTGTTCGCATGGTTTATCATGTGTTATATCCAGGGGAGAACCCTATCAAACAGATGGATAATTTCTTTCGCATCATTGGTGATGGTGTTGATTATTCTCAGCTCCCGTTAGTTTTAGATCTAGAACTTGACCATGGTTATTCTAAATCTCGCATCACTTCTTGTACTAATGATTGCATCAACATCATTTATAAACGCACTGGTTATTCTCCAATCATTTATTCTAGAACTTCTTGGGTCGATTATTATCTTGACACATCTAGTTTATTCAAATCTTTTTGGTGGTTAGCTCAGTACCGATGGCCTCGCCCTTATCCACTCTTTACACCTGAATATCCTTGCCCTCCTAATCCTTTACCAATTGGAGTTTCCTCATGGTTAATACATCAAACAGGTTCCCGCTGCCCATCTATAGGAAGCCCGACTTATTTTATGGACTACAACCGTTTTAATGGCAGTGTTGATGATTTATTTTCTTTCATAGGTCTAAATCTTCCAAAGCCTGTTACCTGCCCGATTGATGGTAATCCTTGTTGTAGAATTTTTGTATAATCATGTATAATAGTTTTTAATTAAAGGGTTATTCCATGCCTTCATTCCGTGAAATTCTAAAGTATATTTTCTCTTCTCCTTCAGAGAAGAGAGTTTCCCTTACTCTTGCTGAAAGTGAAAGTATTTTCATGGTCGGATCATCAACTTATGATGCATCAGATCGTGATCGCATGAGCTTTTCCCGTGAAGAGACTTTGGATGATTGCTTTACTGCATGGCGTGATAGCGCCCTTGCCCGTAGGATTGTTGAATTAACTACGCAATATGTTGTTGGCACTGGTTTTGATATCAAGATTGATGATGATAAATGCAGAGAATTTGTCGATCAGTTTTGGGCTCACCGTCTTAATAGAATGCGCATTCGCTGTATGGAATTATGCGACGAGCTTACAAGATCAGGCAATCTCTTCTTATTGATCTCCACTGATCAATCAGGGATGTCCTATGTTAGAACCATCCCTCCTACAGATATTGTTGAAATTACAGCAACATCTAATGATATTGAACAACCTTTATCATTTAGCGTAAAACAGAATGATTCCTTAGATCCTAAAATTTATCCTGCTTATAATCCTGATATCGATGTTGTCGGTGAAGATGGTTCATTCCTTCCTGTTGTTATCCATTATGCTATCAATCGTCCTGCAGGTGGTCAGTGGGGGGAGAGCGAGCTTGCTCCCTTGCTGCCATGGCTGCGCAGATATACAGCATTTCTTGAAGATCGTGTTCGCCTCAACCGCTTTAGAAATGCTTTTATGTTTGTGGTTAGTGCTGACTTTCCCAGTGAGGAAGCACGTTTGGCCAGGCAGACCCAACTTGCTGCTAACCCCCCATCATCTGGAAGTATTTTAGTTACCGATAATTCTGAAACCTGGAGCGTGATCGCTCCTAAACTTGAAGCCCTAGATGCTGAAACAGATGGCATGGCAATCAAGAAGTTAATTTCTGCTGGAGCAGGCATTCCTTTGCATTTCCTAGCTGAACCCGAAGGCACCAATCGCACTACAGCCGAGAGCGCTGGTGGTCCTACATTCAGACGTTATGAGCAGCGTCAGCAGTATTTTATGTGGATGTTAGGTGATCTTATAAAGATGGTAATTCAGCGACGAGCTCAGATTGATCGCACTATGAAAAATGATCCTCTCATTGAGGTCAGCGGCGGTGATATCTCCGCTCGTGATAATGTTGCCCATAGCATCGCCACGGTAAACATGTTGAACGCTCTTGAAAGATTGTATAACATGGGCTCTATCTCAAAACGAGAGGTTATGCGTGTGGCATATCGCTTCAGTGGTGAACAGGCCGACATTGATAAGTTGATGGAAGAAGGCACTGGTATCGATCTTAGAGAAACTATTAAACCTATTCAACCTGCTAGCACTGATCCAGTAGACACTACCTCCGGTGCTCCTAAGAAATCAACGATTGGAGACTAATGGAAGAACAAGGCGAATATATTACTGAGCATGTTGTCAAACTCACTTCAGATGGTTCCGTAAGCCCCTCAGGAAGGTTCGAGATAATTTGTATCACTGAGGGACAAGCAAATGGATGGACATTTGGCAAAGAAGCCCTTAGAAACAGTCTTCATTTATGGTCTAATGTTCATTGCTTTATTGATCATTCCTGGTCTTCTAGATCAGTAAGAGATTTAGCAGGTAAATTAGTTAATGTTATCTGGTCAGATGATCGCAATGGTATCTTAGCAGAGCTCAAACCCATGGGGCCAGCATCTGATCTTCTTACAACCTATGGTGAAATTATCTTGCAAGAGGATAATCCACCTACTATAGGTTTTTCTGCGGATATAACTTTTACTGCTAATAAAAGAGAAGTAAAAGAAATCAAAAAGGTTTTATCCCTTGACCTGGTTTACAATCCAGCAAGAGGTGGCGCTTTCCTCCGAGCATTAAATAGTAAAGGATTAAATATCATGGCTGAAGAAAATAATATTGAAGAACATGTTGAAGAGCCTAAGCCAGTCTTACAGAAATTAAGTGAAGATCAAGAAGCAATGCGATCTTTACTAAATGAAACTGAAAGGCAGCGCAAGCTCGACACGGCACTTGAAGAAGCCACAAAGACTAGGGTCCAGATGTGCGAATACCTTCTTGATAGTGGTCTTTCTGCATCTCGTCTGCCGTTGCCCATTCAATCTCGGATTAGAGCTCAGTATAAAGGCCAAGTTTTTACTGCAGCTCAATTGAACGAGACCATCGAAGATAGTCGCAAACTCTTGTCTGAGCTTTCCGGTCCAGGTGGCATATCTGGTCCCGGAAGGATCTCTAATATCTATGATGAGCAAGACAAACTTGAAGCTGCAACTGAAGATCTCTTCGATATCCCTCGATCGGAACATCTCGCTTCTCTCGATGTTCCTCGCTTGTCTGGTATCCGAGAACTTTATCTCATGCTCACTGGTGATTACGAGCTGCATGGTGGCTTCAATCCCGATCGCATCCAGTTAGCTACAACCGCAGACTTCACTGGTTTGGTTAAGAATGCTCTTAACAAGATCGTTACAGATCAGTGGGCTAAGCTCGGTCGAGCTGGATATGATTGGTGGAAACAAATTTCCATTTCTGAGCATTTCACTTCCCTCAATAGCATCACTGGTACTCTGATTGGCACTGTTGGAACTTTACCTGTCGTTGCTGAGGGTGCGGATTATACTGAGCTGGCTGTTGGTGATAGTCCAGAGACTGCTGACTTTGTGAAGTATGGCGGTTACATTCCTCTGACCCTTGAGCTTATCGATCGAGATCAAACTCGTAAACTCAAAGCTTATGCCCGAGAACTTGGATCTGCTGGTCTTCGAAAGATTTCCGCTCTGGTTTCAGAACTCTTTACCACTGCTGCCGGTTTGGGGCCAACCATGGCTGATACTGGCACTCTGTTTAATGCAACCGCAGTCACCACAGCAGGCGGCCATGCTAATCTTTTGACAACTGCACTTTCTATTAATGCCTGGGATGCAGCTTGCACTGCTGTATACAACCAACCCATGCTTATTAAAAATGCTGTTGGTTATTATGGCACTGGCCCCAAGATGGCGATCAATCCTAAATATTGTTTGGTTCCTAGAACCTTACAGAACACAGCTTGGCAAATGCTTCAAGGTGAATTTGTCCGTGAAGAGAATTACATGTACGATAATGTTCTCAAAGGATCTGGTGTTCCTGTCACTGTTCCAGAATGGACTGATGTTAACAACTGGGCTGCTGTTTGCGATCCTTATGTTGCCCCTTCTATTTTTGTTGGTGAACGTTTTGGTTTGATGCCTGAGATTTTTGTTGCAGGCCGTGAACTTTCACCTGCTGTTTTCACCAATGATGAACACCGTTTGAAGGTCAGACATTTCCTTGCTGTTTGGGTGAATGACTTTAGACCATTGCATAAATCTAATGTTGCGTAATTAGAATTATGCTGATAAACTTTGTAATGTGCTGCTGCGGATCTTGTGATCTCCCTACGGAAGGGGATGTGGATTGTGACCTCTCCACATCCCCGGGTGGCATCCTTTTTTCTCCTTTTTTATGGATGACTTGCTCCAACCTCCTAAACTCGGCCAGGGCGTGGGCTGCGCCCTGGCTGAGGGCAGCATTCCTTAGTTTATGAAAATTCAGATTTTCAGTAACTATGTACAAACTTTGTACATGAAAGGATTAATAAGCTCATGGGTTACGTAGATAATAAATCTCTTCAAATGTTTATCCCATCTTCACAGTTTATCTGTGATCTAGCTAGTACCTGGTCTTACTCTGGTGCCGGCGACACACCTGGCCTTTACCATGAGGCCACTGGTACCCTTCCAATTTATATACCTGTTGTTTTGCCTCAGGGAGAAGCATTCAATAAAGGTGCTAAGGTCAAAAGCATCGATGTTTACTACAAGGTTGATACCGCAGCTCTTACTTCTATGGCTGCTCCAGTCACCCATGTGGTAACACTGCCGGCCAATGGTTCCGATCTTTCAGCGGCTGCAGTCGATAACACTCTAGATACTGGTCATGATGCTGCAGCCGAGCGTATCACTGTGGCCAGTCACACTTTGACCATCACTCTGGACACGCCTATCCGCTTAGGCGATGATCAATATCTCTTAGTCGAGCTTTCCTTTGTTGGGTCAGCTTCCTCTGAGCTCTTTGTCTTAGGTGCTAAAGTTAATTATGAACTGAGGTTATGATGTCAAAATTCAAATTACTTTTGAGATCTAGAAAGTTTTGGGCAGCTATCGTCGGTTTGGTCATGGTCCTCGTTACTGCTTATGTACCAGATTTTCCACTTGCAGAAGATCAAATTCTGCAATTGGTTATCATTATCGTCGGTTATATTTTTGGCACTGCTGTCGAGGATGGCTTGTCTCGTACATGTATAGTCGACGAATTTAGAGAAAAGGTTTAATCAGATGAATGAAAAACAAGTTCAGCTCCTATTAAAACAGCTTGCACCTAAAGCAATGGATCATAAATATTACCCGGGTGAAAAGCTTGTTATCATCGCAGAGAATGGTTCCAAGTTTATTTATTCCGAGAATTCTCTTGAGAAATTGCTTGAGGACACCGCACCTGAGAAGCCGCCTGTTAAAAAAACAACAAGAACTTCTCGCAAAACTTCTAGCAAATCTTCACAGGAAGCATCTGAGAAGGAGTAAAATAATATGTCATACGCACTTGCCGACATCATTGACCTGGTGGAGATTACTTTGTCAGATACAGGTAATCTAATCTTTAATACCACTGAAATTACCCAGGCAGTGCGTATGACGTTAAGCGACATATCTTTGACTTATGGCAGTGAGCTTACACTCGAAGACTTAGATGCTGCCGTCGCTACCACTATTGAAGACATTGACATTACTACTCTTGTTTATGGTTCCGCTACTTATTGCATTGGTTTCCGTGTAGAACAACGTTATGAACAGGCAGTGCCAGTAAGAGAAGATATCGATGATCTTTCTAAGGTTCATTCTCTTTGGGTCAAACATTATGGTTTGCGTTTAGTTGATATTAAATTGCGTCTTATGGCTGAAAGTGAAAACTCTCCATTTTCACAATGGGATTATGAGGAAGATAACACGTTTTGAACCAGATAGCCATCGGTGACACTTCGGGTATGACCGTCATACATGGTGAGCTTATTAGTTCACCTTATAAAAAAACTACCGTTTTTTTTAATTATGAGGATGATCCCTTAGTAAAAGAAAAAATCGAGATAGAAATTGCAGGAACACCAGCAGAGATCCAAACTGCTTTGGCCACTTTGCAGCTCATTAAGTTCCGATCTGACCTTTATTCTGAAGATAAGTATTCTAAACCTCAAATTATTCGCTTTCAACAAGCCCATGGTGACTATACATTATCTGCAAATATTTACAATATAAATATCTCCACTTTACCTAATGGCTACAATACATGGCGACGTGGTTCTATTCTAGTTATTCTTACTTATTATCGGGAGCCGTGGTTTGATAAAGGATTATATGTTCTTAAACTCTCATCACCTTCAGCATCGGATGTAGTTGCTAATATCTCTTTATTTAATCATGATGATGGATCTTCTAATTTTAATTCTGTTTATGCTAAGCACACTGACATCGATACTGTGTTGCCGGCACCTGCTAGACTTGAAATATCTTTAGACACTGTAGGGGCCAGCTTACTTGATTTATTTGTTGGTTTTTATAATAATGTTGGGGCAGATCTAGGTTATTCCCACTTTTATCTTAATTATGATGCTTGGACTGGTGGCAGCACCACTTATAATACGAATGCTATAGCTAATTATTATCGTACAGTCACCTGGTCTGCTAATACTTACACGCAGCTCGCCATCGCTACGCTCTCAGCTGCTACTCTTGATAAACTTGATTTCAAATCATATCGTCCTATTTTGCATTTATATTCTAATTTAGGAAATACTGATACATACTACAAATTATTTATTAAAAGCGGTTCAGATGTTTTGTATGAAACAGACGCTGTTTATGGTAACACTGGTTATAGATATATTGTTTTTCCATCTTTAGACTTGCCATTAAAAGAGCTGGTTCGTTCTACAGATCCTGATACTCTTGATATAGCAATCTATGGTTATAAAGATAATACATCTTCTAGATCATTGAATTTTGATCAGCTTTTATTATTACCTTTAGATTATTCTGTTTATTTTAGTGGTTTTTCTTCTATGGTTAATGGTGATGCTCTTATCTATGACGCATCAACTTATAAATGCTCCACTCGCAAAACTAGTACCTTCAAAGAGATCAAACAACATGTAGTTATGGGCAGCGGTCTTAAGTTTCCCCAGGGTAATACCACTCGTATGATTTTCGTTTGGTCTAATAGTTCCAGGATCATATCGATCGACGATAAAATCAAAGTGACTGCATATTATCGCAAAAGATTTAAAATTTTATGAAATATTCTGTCAATATCTCCAGCAGAAATTTTACAGGTCATCAATTATCTTCTCCAAAACTAGACGTTTTGGAGATGACCTGGTCCACCATGGGTTATTGTGACAAATCTAAGTTACGCATGTATGGTTCAATTTCTAGTCTTCTTAATTTCACTAAATTAATTAGATGTCCTATAACTATCTCTAATTCTAAATCTGAGTTTGTTTGGTGGGGATTTATTAGTAAGATTTCAATTGTTTATCAAAACATTAAATTCACTGTTGATATTAATGATCTTTATAATTCTGTGATTGTTTCGTACACATCGCCGCAATCCGATTTACCAGTCTATGCTGATGTGGAAGATAATAATTCTATCTCTGAGTACGGCTCTAAAACTCTTCTTATTAATAAAACTGAAATTTCAGGCGATTATGCTTCAACTTTAGCTGATTATTTATTATCTGTTCATAAGTTTCCTAAAACTTTAATCAGCAAATCTAATCTTAATGATGCTGCATTGTTGATAGATTGCTCAGGATGGTTTTCTACTCTTGGATGGTCTTATTATAATTATCCCCATGGCTTTATTTCTAATCAAGAAGGACCCGGAACTTTACAATTTGCACAATCTTCAACTCGCAGAGAACCTGGTCAAGTTTTTTTAGCGAATGATAATTTATCATTATCATCTGTTGAATTCAAACTTTCCCGTTATCAAGCCACGACTAGGACATTAACAGCCAGGCTCTATTCTACGTCTGGTACACCCGCAGCTCCTAATACTCTGCTAGCCACATCTACAGCAATACCAGCTACAGACATACCTGATAATGGTTTTGCTTGGATCAAATTTAATTTTGCTACGCCTTATTCTCTTACAGCAGGCACTTATTATTTTATCTCTGTGCGTGCTAACTTATATTCTTCAACTAATTATTTTTACATTCGAACAGATGAAGATGCTAATTACGAAAATGGTAGAGGTTATTACTGGACAGGTTCATGGGTTAGAATTCCATTTGAAGTTTATGATTGGTGGACATATTATTATTATTATCCTGATCTTCACTTCAGACTTTACTTCACTTGCGATCCCCAATATCTTCTCGATTATATTCTTTCACAATCAGATCAATTTTTTTCTATTACGAATTCGATTGCTTTTAATTCTTACATTTCTCCATATACGCCATCTTACACTAATTGCTTATCATCAATTTTAGATCTTCTTGATTTAGGCGCCAGAAGTTTCCATCCTATTTTTGCTCATGTTGATGCGGATAGAATTTTAACTTTCTATGTAAACACGGAATCAAAACCTACGGTTTTGATTGATAATTCTTTCAATCTCTTTACATCTTCGGGCATGCCTATTCCCAAAGATAAGCCGCCAATAGGCCAACTTGCGGTTTACAAAACCGATCAAATTCTAGAAGAATTTGATTTGCTTCGCTTACCTTCCATTCGCATTCGCTCTTATTCTTTTTTTCCTCTCACGGGTCGGATATCAATTTCCTAACCACGATCTCTTATATTCATCTATTTTTTCTCTTTCACTTTTTTCCTTCGGTGCTGGATCATTTGATCTTAGAATGTGTATCAACAAACCTATCGGTTTGTTTTTTTTCTGCGCTCTTTCCCCATGCGCTTTTATATATTCCTCTGTCATCCATTCTAATTCTAGCAATTCTGACGCTGTAGGATCATAAATTCCATACTTTCTTAGTAATAACCAACGAGGGTCATTTTTTGACCTTCGTTCTGCTGCTTCCTCACTATTTCTTTGTTCCTTCTTATTTAAAGTAGTAGTAGTAGGTCCGAGGGTCAAATTTTGACCTTCGATGATTAATGGGTTCTGCAATTCTTTTCCCGTAAGGCAATAACCAGAAAATCTTGACGGTCTTGAGACTAATCCTGCAGCCATCAAGTAATCACATCCTGATCTTACAGAATTTTTTGAATATCCAGTTATAGTGCAAAGGTATTTTTCGGATAAATTTGTTTGTGCTAGGATCAACGCCATATATACGCTGAGTGGAGCACCTTTCAGGGCTCTTAAGGTGGCTAATTGTAACATGCTGCTATTCTCCTTTGTGATCTAGTGTATCTTCTACGGTTCAAATATTCTAAATGTGAAAGTCCCCCTTGTCAATAGATAATTTCGTTATTTCTCCATTCGCCGCCATTCAGTCGCTCGCCTGGGCGCCGAGGCGCCCAGGCCAGCTATTAAAACCATCAAGAAGGGCATGGTCTCGGTTAGCGCCCCTTACCGCTACGGTTGCCGCTTCGGCCTCGCAGGGCAGAGGCTCGCAGTCGCTGGCCAGACAGTCGCCGTAAACAAAAAAATACCGGCGACTGTCTGGCCAAACCATGCTCCTAAAACGCTCTCCTCTGCCCTAACCATGCTCGGAAACCCCCAAAGCAGGCTAACCTCCGCTCTGGGTCGCAATCCTCGTCAGCCCACAAGACCCTAATCCCCGCTCCGTTAGCGTTTTCGCCTTCCGTTTCCACTCCATTCAAAAAAAACCGCAAAACCAAAAACCGCCTTTTGCTTTTCTCGGTTTCGTTACGGTTTCGGCAGAAAAGCAGCAAGCCCAGCAGATGGGCGTCCTCGCTCCTTCCGAAGGGCGTTTGCTCCTCGCAGGCCAGATTGCCGCCGTAATCAAGAAAAAGCACCGTCGGCAATCTGGCCAAATCTCGCTCGGAAACACCGCAAACGCCCGTCTACAGTCGCTGCGGGTCCCAACTGCTAACATGGGCTTGCTAACACGCTATTCTGCCTTCAACCTCCACTTCAACCTCAAAATTTTTTTTTCATTCCGCTCTCACTCTCGGCTAAACGCTTAACTCCGCTTTTACCTGGTGATTTTCTACCGTTTTGGCTAATCTAATCGCAGAGATTACAACACCTAGTCCCGCTCGCCCCTCAGCACGTCGTCTGCCCCCAACTCGCCGCTATCTGATTATGTCTTTGTCAAATGCTCTTTGCATTCTAAATTAACTTTAAGGCCCCAAAACCCCAAAAAACCCCCTTTAATTAAGTCAATAACCCCCAGCAAGCTGGGGGCTTGTTACAGGTACTTTTTAAACCAGGCCATTAGATAATCTATTTTTTTCTTCAATCAAGGGTTATTGCTGCTGAAGCCAGAAAAATATTCGGGGGTTTTTTTAGGGGTTTTTTGGCTCTTCGGCGGCGGCTGGGGGCCACTGACGCTTCGGGGCTCGCTCTGAGCGACTTGCTTGGCCAACTGCCGCATGATCTCCACTTATGCAGCGCCAAAAAATCTCCACTCCAGGCAAAAAAGCGCCAAAAGAAAAAGATGGGGCTTTTTTGCCTTCCGTTCCGGCTCTTTGGCGCTGGATAGGCCGCTAGGGGGCTTTAGGCGCTTGCAAAACCACAAGCGCCAAAAGCCCTCCTGCGGCCACACTCGGCGGCGGCCTGTCGCAGCGGAAGAGCGCCCGCATCCCGCAACCATGCTGGACGGCCGCAAAAACTGCGCTTTGTATGGATTTTAATGCCCATTTTTATTCATTAGCGCTTGTTTTTGCTGGCCGCCAGCTGCGGGGGGGGCGCTCTGGCTGCTCGGTCCGTTAAGACGCCTAGCGGAAGATTTTTAAAGTTTGGCCGTAAGAATTTTATAGTTCACAAGCACACACACACGCTCTGAACAGAAAATCTGCACAAAAAATGCCAAAAAAAACAAAATAAATGGCATTTTTTGCTGGATTTTCCGTGAGGCCTCCCAAATTAAGCTCATGAAAAGCGGTTTATTAATTAATAAACTCTGCTTTTTCACTGCGCCTTATGAAAAAACTTATAAGCGCTGAATTTGGTCGCCAGACTTAGACAGATGGAGATTTTTTCGTTTAAGAAATCAAAAGATGTTCGGAAAATTGAAAGCGCCGCCGGCCTAATGGCCGCTTTGCCAGCCTTCTCTCGCTGCAGATCCATTTCTTCAAGATTAAAAGATTTTAAAAGATTCCTTTAATAAAAAAAACAAAAAAAAATATTCCTGGACCACCTGGAGGATCCGCAGCACCGGCAGGATGTGGCCATGGGCCAGATCCGCACCACTCGAGCGATCCTCCCATGTGATCATGTTTTGGCCAGATCCTCCGCACCTGGATGATGTGGCCATGGGCCAGATCCGCCGCACCTGGATGATGTGGCCATGGGCCAGATCCGCACCACTCGAGCGATCCTCCCATGTGATCATGTTTTGGGCCCCAGGGCGCCGGTCCGCAGCAGCCCACCAAAAAAAATTCGTGGGTTGCTGCGACCATGGC